CAAAGGGGTTGTCGTCTGCCCGGCCCTGGGCTATGCTTTGTTGCATGATTAAATCAAAATCATCCCGGTTAAGATAAATCTCCATTTCATCTACCATATCGATTTTGCACGGCCCCCAAGGCGAGCCGTCCGGCCGGGTCAGGGCTATGTATAAATCCCCGCTTGGCCTGTTTTCAAGGAGGTCAATGTTAAGCCCCAGGTCAAGCATTAGAGTTTCTTCATTCCACCAGGCTATTGTTCCAGCCGCATAGCCGCTGAACTGCGGGTGCTGTAATGAGATAACGTCACCCATCAAAAGCAGGCGGCCCATGCCCTCAAGCTGGAACTTGGCGACAATGCGCCGCTTCCGGTTGACGCTGACCTGGAAAATACCTTGTTTATGGGCCTGGTCACGGTTGACTGTTCCGATGGCGCTTTTTATGGCCGGCACTCTGGTTATTGAATCCGGCAACTCACAGAGCACTTCTCTCTGCTGGAAGCCGGCCGCCTCATCCAAATATGACCAGGCTATTGTCGTAGGGGTGTTTGCGTCAGGAGTATTGAAGGTTATGGCCAATGTCCCGCGAATTATGTCGCATTGGGTGGCAACATGACGAACCGGCCGCCCCGGCCCATCGAATATGAAGTTGATTTTGCCATCGCCTATCAGTCGGGGCACAACCCGGAACGGCTGGCATATTTCAAATATGAGGCCCAGAACTGTAAACTCGTTTGTGAAATAACCGTCAAAGGTCCAGCCGAGTTGGTTCATTTTGTTTTCGATTGTCACCCACAAAGAGTCAAGGTCAATCTGCCTGTCCTGCAATTGACCGCCCCACTCGCTTTTCAAAACCCAAGATAGGGCCGCGGCCAGGCTCCGGGTTGGTTGCGGGGCCGACCAGGTTTTTGCCGCCGGGTTATAAATCGGAAGTTTACGGGTAGCCAAAACGCTTATCTGAGAGGCGGCATTTTGACTCATTACGTTGCTGGCCCGGAGCCGCATGGCTATCACGGTTTGGTTATAGCTCAAGGTGCCGGGCAAAAAAGCAAACAATGATTCCCACATAAGCCGGCCATTATACTTGCCGCTTAACGTTCCGCCTTCGATTATGCCGTGGTCGTTACGTAAGCAACGAACTTGCCAACGGCCCAGAGCAACGCTAAGTTCCTCAGACCACCGTTGCGCCGTAAGAGTTCTTATGCTCCTGGAAACTGTCCTTATATGAATCCAGTCGCCGATGGGGTTACTCAGGTCGTCAATCTGCCTGACCTGAATCGTAATGCTGACCCCTATCGCGTGCAGGTTCCCCTGGTCGTCATAACGTCCGCCGCCGTTGCCCATGACAAAGTTGCAGACTATTCTCTGCGTTCTGGTGCCGGGCGAGTTGGCAGAATAAGGGCCGAGCCAGGTAGATGGCGTTTCAGGATGATTTGCAACAAAAAGCTCCTGGCCGTTGACTTCTATGGACGCGTCCACATTATCAGGGAACAAAGTAACCGTCTGCCCCGGCTCGTATATCGCAACCTGAGAGCCGGTCCCGTAAGGAGCAAGCAGAGCCCCGCGCTCCCAAAACTTGGTATCTCCGATAAAAATACTTTCAATGTCAAGCAGGCCCCGGCTCAAACCCACAACGATGTGGTAATCCATTTCGTTGCCAGTATAATATCCCCAGGGGTTGGCCACCAGGTCAGGCACAAAGCGCATCCGGCCGAACAGTTCCGGGATGACTTCATACATACGGGCTCTGTTGCCGCCGCCTGTCTTGTAAGTAGGATCACCCTGTTCTATTTTCGCAACCTGGGCCGATGGCAGTTTGGGCTTGAATAACATACCCATCAGCATACCGCCGACCAGCATAATCGCGCCGGCTATCAGGCCCTGCATAAGAGAGGTTGTTGCAATCAAGGGCGGGATGAAATACGCGGCAACCATCAGAACGGCGGTAAACAAAAGCTGTAGCGGGTTACTGCCCCCGCCGCCCCCGCCGCCCCTCGGCAGTTCGACAAACTTGACTACATCGCCTTCCCTTATGGTTTCAAGGTGCCACTCTTTATTTGAGATGGGGTAGTTATTTTTGAGGCAAATCGTTGGGGCTTCCCACCTGCCTGTGGCCGGGTTGCACTCCATAACGATGTCGCCAATCGTTCTGGCTTTTTTGCTCACCGGCCTGAAGCGGGGCTGCTCCCGATTCGTCCGTATGTGCGTAAAAATGGCCATTAATCACATATCCACTTGTCTATACCAGGATATTTCAGTAAAGCCCCGGCACTTGGCCTCAAACTCATTTTCCAGAACAACGCCCGTCCCTTGTAAACAATGCAGAATCATCAGACCGTCCGCTGTCATGGCCCCTATGCCGCAGTGATCTTCGTATTTGACCCTCGAAAAGAAACACACGTCAAAGTCCTGAACCGTTTCCTCCGGGGTCAGCGGGCGCAAGCCAAACACAGCGGGACGCATGTTGGCTATGCACTCCCGGAGTATCTTGGGATTCGCTTCTATCTCGGCGGATTCGTTGCCCAGGTGTTCCTTGTGGATATAGCGTATAAGCTCCCCGCAATTAAAGCTGAAAGGCGGATTGGGATTCGCTTGCCACGGCTTGCCTATGTAACCTTCAAACCAATTGAGTTTAGGCATTAGTTTTCCTCTACTTTCCCAATAATGACGATTTGCTTGATGAATTGCTTTTAATACTTTCGGATTCCAACCTTTTGCAATAATCATTCTTACATCCCGCGATTTACTAAGGCCGGATAAGTAGTCGGCAGATAAATATCTCCGTAGGGTTTACCGCCCCAGGTAATGACAGCCCCGTCAAAGATGATGGTCTGCCCTTCACGTCTGGGGCTTGTTACCGTCAAATCCATCCAGAAACTTGCCGGGCCTTCCGTTTCCCGGCCCAGAATATACTGCCGGTATGTTGCCTTGATTACCTCCTGGCTTTTCGCCGCTGCTTCCAGGTGATGGTCCAAATCCTCGCCGACCTCCACCCGAATCTGAAAATTGCCCGTTGTGTTCAGCGAAGACTCAGGCAGAACAACATGAAACGGCAATCCCAGATACAAAACCACCTGATTAGGGTTGAGCGGGGCCGTTGACTCATGCCGTAGGAAAAACTCCCTTGGCTCATTGTCAAGTATCGGCCAGTTGACCACCCGCGCCGGCTCTGTAAACTCGCTATGATTCACTTCCAGACAGTGAAGGATAATGTCCCGGTCCGGCGCGGAGGCCCAGGCTTCCTCAATGGCTTCTGATAAGGTGATAGGCATATCAACCGGACCTGAAATGGATATTTTTATAGGAGTTCAAGCTGTTTCTCTCTTCTATAGCTCGGGCCACTCTCGATTCGCCGCGCCTCACCCGGTTTGACATGCCTTCCTCAAGGGTGTTGAGCAGGACAGTTGTTTGCATGGTTCCGTTAGAGGCCCGCTTCTGGCTCACTCCCGCTTTCAGCGGCACTCCAGGAGGATTGATAACTTTAACCTCCTGCTTGATATTTACCGGCTGTCTTGAGATGGGGGTCAGGTTATTCATCTGAGCCTTGGTGAAAATGCCTTCACCTCTTTGAAGCACGGCCGGGACTTCGCCAGAGCGCAATCCGGCTATACCGCCATTGTGGAAACGTTCCATCCAAGGAAAAGCAAAAGGATCCACTACGCGCTGCGGCGCGCTGTCCTGCCCCACAATGCCGCCTGTATGGCGAACGCCGGCAACTATGCCAGCTATTTTGGTCCCCAAGCCGGCAACGGGGCTTGCGCCGCCCATAAAGCCGCCAAGCATATTCATCAAGCCTTGCGCTATGGGTTGAATCACCAGCATTTGAATCATCATTTTGACCAGGGCGTCAACGATTGCCGTGGCCATAGCCCCGAAAGCTTCGCTGGCGCTCTTGGTCCCCTTGACCACATCGAACAGGGAAGAACTCAAGCCATCCAGTGAAGTCTTGGCAAAATCCTGGGCTTGGTCCGCCCAATTCAGTTTTGAGACGTAATCCGCCAGGCCGACGACCACGCCATCCAGAAAATGCTTAGATTCCCGGAGTTGGCTCCACTTGCGGAACGATTCCAGAAATTCCTCATTAACCTTTATTGCCCTTAATTGGGCAATCTCCATTTCCAGGAGCTTTTCTTTTATCCTGTCCGCTTCCGCGGCGGCCGAGGGCATGACGTTACGGAGCTTTTCGTAGAAAGCCAAGTGTTCCTGTAGGTGTTCTGTATTTACTTTGTCGGCCCTGGCGGCGTTGAAGCGTTCCAGGTATTCGGCGGCTTCTTGGCCTTTTATGCCGGCTTGTTTCAGGAGGTCGTTGAAGGATTCGAGCTCCCGGCTGGCTTCTATTTCCCGTATGCGCTCGAAATTGCCTTCCATCTTGGCCAGGACAAGCTGGACTTCTTCGAGGGCCTTTTTGCGCTGGTCGAGGCCGCCGGCGCCGCCTCCACGGCCGCGCCCCCCTCCTCCGCCAAAAACGATATTGCCTAAATCCGCCGTGCCTTCCTGCAAAGCCTTGACGCGCTGAATGGCGGCGGTGACTTCATTCATTGCGTCTGCATATTCGCGCATATCCGCGCCGGACAGCAGGGCTTGGGCCGCCGCCCGTTTCAATTCAACAACCAACTCAGCATTTGCAATCGCCGCCCGGTAGGCTTCCTGGGCCATTTCCTTCTTGGCGTCAGCCGATAGGTTGGTGCTTTTTATCAGCTCAACAAGAGCATCAACCTGCTCTTTGGTTACTTCCTTTTCTTCACTCAAAGCCCTTATCAGGTCAGCTACTACCTGCTTTTGGAGTTCAATTTTTTCTTTCGCTGTTGCCTTGTAGCTCTCTATTATGTCAAGCTGGGCCAGTTTTTCCTTTGCAACAAGTTCCGTCCTGGTCTTGTCAAGGTAATCCTGGAGATTTCTTTCAATCTGTATTTTTTCTTCTGTGAGTTGTTGAATTAAAATCAGGCTTTGTTCTACTTCGTCTGTCCTGGTTGCGTCCTCCACAGAAGCCGCATAAGCCGCCCGAAGCTCGTTTAATCTGATGTTTATCTCATCAACCATGCTTTCAACAAGGGCTTTTATTTTTCCTTGTGATTGCTCTAAATTTGATATGCTCTCAGTTAAATCAAAAAATTTAACGCCTCTAACTTTGACACCAGCATTTTCCATCAAGGCAATGAGTTCTTCGGTTAAGGTTCTCGGCTTGTTAAGCAGGGCATCCCAATCTATCTCTGGGAGCGGGTCAACCCAGGCATAGTGCATTTTAATCATCATTTCTTCTATATTTTGAATCACCTTCCTTGCGGCAATATCAAGTTTGGGAGCCGCTTCTTCTATTATGTCTAAAGCTCTTCCAAACTCATCTCGTAACGTCTCCGGCAGTTTTTCAATCTCCGCGCCCCATTTTTTCTCGAACTCGGCAAGTAATGGGCTTATTTCCTGCTCACCTCTCGCAACGACCTCCAGTAATCGTTTAAAATCTTCTTCCAGCTCGTCAATGCCGGTTCCAAATCCAAGTGAAGCTACTCTCTCGAATCTGCCCAGCATAACACGACCACCATATATATTTTTTCTGGTGATCTCATACTTCTCTAGCGCAGTAATAGCGCGGACTATTTCCCTGCGAAAGCTGGCTACCGCTTTCTCATCTTCTTCGATACTCTTCCTAAGTTGGCGCAAAGTCATGGTTTCAATAGCATCGCCCAACTCATTGACTTCATCCTTTGCCCAACCCATCTCCTTTCTTAAGGCTTCTATCTCTTTCGCATATCGTTTGGCAACTTTTTCACCTTCCGTCTGGCGGGTAGCTAAATAATATGTTGCCCCGGCCACCGCCGTTATGGCCGCGCCCAAGGGGCCGCCGAAGAAAGCAAGTATTCCAGTCGCCACCGTGCGGAGTCCGGTCAGAGCCGCAGTGGCAACAGCCGTAGAAGCGGACAGGGCGCTGTTCGCCGCAGCCACCCGGCCATTGGCAACGGCCAAGCCATTTTGAGCGACAGCCAGTTGACCGCTGAGAATAGTCAACTCCCTATCCATCTTCGCCAGGATGCCGCTTTGAGCGGCAGAGTGCATCTTCGCCGCCGCCGATAAATGGTAGGCTCTAACTTCCGCCATCTGAGTTTGGATTTTTTGGACTTTGGCCGCTTGCGCCGCTCTGGCGGCCTGGGCTTCTTCGAGATACGCCTGAGCTTCAATCCGGGCCAGTTGCAACTTGGCTCTTGAACTCATCTGCGCTTCAATCCGCAGACGCTCCAGCTTCTGAACTTCCGTTTCAGCTACTTTGACGGCCTGAACCTTTGTGGCCATCATGATCTTTTCGGCTTGAACATTAGCCAGCGTATTCTTGGCAGCCCCTAACTGCGCTGCGCCGTATTTCGTCAAGGCGGTAAATGCCTTGCCGCCGATCACGGTCACAAATAGCGCCTGGGCAACCTTCACGGCCTCACCCATTGCGGGCGTCCACTCTTTGATAGCCTCCTTAACGGCATCAATATTCTGGACTATAGTCTGCTCAAAATCGGTGGCCTTGTTTATGTCCGCTACCGTTGCCATAAACTGATTCCGCAAACGGGTCAGAGCGTCCCCAATCGTAGCCGGCATGGCGTCTGCCTGTTCCCGGAACTTCTCCATGCTCCCGACAAGGGCCTGTTCAATGACTTGGGCGGTTATTTTTCCGTCCGTGGCAAAATCCCGCAACCCGGCAACCGTTGTGCCCAAGTGTTGCGCTAATGCCTCTGCCGCCGCCCCGCCGTATTTCTGCACCATTTCCAGTTCACGGCCGCGCATTACGCCAATAGCCAGAGAGCGGTTAATGGCGTTCATAACCATTTCAAATTGTTCGCCCTTGGCCCCGGAGACGACAAGGGCATTGGTCAGGGCGTCCGTCAAGTCAAGCTGGCGTTCTATGCTTATGCCTAAAGAATTAAGCGCGGTAGAGTTGTTCATGAAGGCCGTGGCAGTGGCCTCAAGCGGGGAATAGGCCCGGTCGGCTATGGTCCTGAGCCGGTCCATTATGTGGCTTACGTCCTCAATCCCGCCTGCCGCAATCTTGGCGCGGCTTTCAAGGTCCGTCATGGCCCCGGCCATCTTGGTTATTTCCACGGCGGAAAGGCCAAGACCAAGACCAGCCATAGCTGCTTTTAAGGTCCGGGACAGGTTGCCGCCAAACTGCTTGGCATGGTTTTCCATATCCTGGAGGCCCTTGTCAAAGGGGCCGGTGTTTATGTCGGTCTGGATGATTACCGCGCCATCGTATCTTGCCATTGTTTAACCCCCTCTTTTTATGTATAGTGTTGTGATTACTTCAATATGGGAGGTTATAGTGTCCCTTAAATCCAAAGCCCCTGTTATTGGCCTGATTGCCTTGGTTATCGTCATTGCGGTTTCAACCTGGGTCATAACCACTTTGCATCCCGAAAAAACCCGCGCTAAACTGGTCTTTGTTGAGCCGGGGAAAACAGCTTTCAGCCGAGATACTTCGCTGGAAGAAGACAAATATTTGCTTGCGGAAATGGGTGACGCTTTTGGGGTTGTGTATGCTTGTCTTGATGGTAGCTCTCAGTCTTTCGGTAGAGAGTGGGATAAAGTTTTGGATTGGAGAGAATCGGTTTATGGCCCGAAGCGAGAACGCGGGGAAATAACCCGTTATGAATATTTCAGCATTAGCCAAGCCTTCTACGAAGCTTTTAAGGCCAGCAACGAACAAATGGAATCCGCCAAGCGCGAAGCCAAGCGATTGCCGCCAGCCGAGCGGGAATCCATGGAAAGGAAACTTGCTGACATCTGCGCCAGGAGCGCCGCCACTTACGACAAGTTCGTCCTGGTGAAATAAGCCTGCCGGGCTGGTTCCGCTCATTTAATAACCCTCGCTTGGAGCAGCAAAATGCCTTTTTCAGAAAAAACCAAAAGGGAAGCCCTCAAAAAAGCTGGCGGAAAATGCGATAAATGCGGCAAGCGTGTAAACATGGCCACGAGCAAAGCCCACCATAAACACCATGAGGCTTCCGGTGGAAGCGATGCGCTCTCTAATTGCCGCATTTTATGTGGTCCATGTCACGACAAAATCCATTCATAGCCATTGTGAGCCAATAGGCGTCTTCCGCATTAAATTCAAAGATGCCTGTTGGTTTGCCTTCCTTCCACCTAATATGCAACTCGGCATGGCGATATTCCTTTATCGTTTTAGCTAACGTATTGCAAATATTCCCTAAGTCTTTCCAGTTGTTTCGTTCATCCCGAAAATTAAAGGTTATATACGCTCGGGGAACGCCTTCGCTTGCGTCCGCCCTGTTGTCTTCACAGCTATATTCCGTTACTATATCAGGCAGTTTTGACATAGCTTCTACGACAGGGGCTATTCTTTCGTCCACGTAAGCGTTTACTTTGACACAAGTTTTTTTGTGCGTGTCTTGCATATCTTGTGGCTCCCTCCGGGTCAGGCTGTGAAATGGCATGTTGATACGGGAATACATTGCTGACACAAGAGTCCTTGCCCTTTTGAATGATATCGAGGCGGCCCTGGGCTACCACGTAAGGCATTTCAACCTGCCAGCCGGGGACGTTGTTAGTGCGGTCAAAATCAAAAAAACGCAAAAATGGTGGATAGGCATTCCCAAAGACATCCCTATTCATAAATTGGATGATTATGTTTGGGCGCACGAGCTTCTCCATATCAAGCTCTTCCTGGAAGGATGGCCTGATCCCACCTGTCAACAGCTTCCTGAGCCTTACCGAACCGCGGCAAACTATATCTTATCGGCCTTAGACCACGTGATGATTGCACCCCGCCTTTACCAACTGGGCCTATTTTTCCCAGGGAATGACCTAGACATTTTTCAAAAAGAGTTTGTAGATAAGTGGCCGGATTCGCCTCTGCTTCATCCTGTTCTTGTAGATGAGCTTGGCTTAGAATTTGCAACAATGCTTTTATTATTCTGCGACTTTTTAGAGTTGTTCCCTGTTCATGACAGAGTGAGGACCATGGCGGTGAAGCATAGTATGATACGCCAGATTCCAGAGATTTTGACAGCATTTGAGAAAGCCCGTCAAATACTTGCTCTGTTCGGGGAGCCTTTGATAACATCAAAAGAAGATTATGCTTCAAAATCTCAGGTCGTTCTAAAGGCAATAGGACTCCTTCAATGATGCCCGCCAGCAATCCCCGCGTAAAATCAGAAGCGTGTAAATACTTAGGTATACTTTTTCCCGTAGGGTGTTTAATCTTCAATGTTGTTTCGTTTCCATGTTCATCTTTTATTGTTATTGTTCCCACTGTTCCCATTGTTCACCTTTAAGAATTTTCCTTTGAATGTGGCGGCCCCTCCGGGTCAGGCTGTGAAGCGGGAGTCTGCCCCGCCCATCTCGCATAAGGAGACAAATATGGAGGTTATCTTCGTCCGTGACTTGATTAAGAGCGACACGGTTCTTGATTTATTAGCAGGAATTAAGGCGGTCATAGAACACCCCATAGTAGTTTGGCCATCAACGGGCCATGCGCACGGCATCCATGTCCATCTTCACCCTGGACAATTTGTTATAAAGTGCTCTGAGGATTTTTTCCCGCACATAACAGACGTTCATATCGCCCATGAATTGCTCCATATCCGGCTCAGATTAGAAGGCTGGCCCATATTTACATCCGACATAGGAGAAGAAGACCGTAACAAACGAAAATCTTATAATGATATCGCTACAATCCTTACTAATACCCTTGACCATCTGGAGATTTATCCCCGGATGGATTGTTTGGGGTTTGCGGAACATAGTCAGTTAATGGAACCGGAGGATAATCCCCAAATTGTTTTTGATAAGGCGACTTTGCCTCCGCATTGGATTTTTTCTCATGCAAGTGCTGTAACGCTTCTGCTATGTCCTCTATTCGTGCTGCCTGCCCCCGATCAGCTGCGCCAAAAATATCTTGATATTTTGCTACGCTTTGAATTTGGCGACAAAGTTCTTCAACAACTTGGTCAAATTGTTCGCGTGCTTCAAGAACAGCTTTCCACTTCTCAAGGATATGATCCTCGCTCAATCCTTTTCCAAGGAAATCTCCCCACGTATCAAGGGGAACAACGCCGTCCGGCCATTTGTCGAGAAGACTACCATCAGCGAGGGCTGGATATTCTGAAAATAATTGGCGTGCCAGCAGGAGGGCTCCGATTACTCCCTTTTCCCATTCTGGTTTAGCAACTAAGGCAGCTTCTAGAGGGAACCGCTGTATAATTGGAGTCATAACGACCTCTTATCTTTCTTGACATTCCAGCTCTATACGCCCGCGGATTCCGCTATTGCGTAATCTGGTTTTGGCCGATAAGTGTTTGGCCGGGCTTGCGTTATTGCAATGCCGCGTCCAAGTTCAAATGCGCCAATAAAGGGAGTGTGCCCGAGGCGCAAGAAGGAGCCGAGCATGACGCTTCCTGATTTTGTTGGTGCCAAAAAAGCCCTTGAAGTTATTGAAAAAATACCTACGGTCGCAAAGCAAAAAGCGCATATAGACTTTCTTAATGACCAACTCAAATTTGCCCAAGAAGAAATAGCCAAACTCAAGGAAGAAAGAGCGGAGCTCTTGCAAGAGAGCCAGAGGCTATCCAGGCTGCTCCATGAGCTGGAAGCCAAAGAGCAGTTTGTTGATGGCGGAGTTTGCCTGTTCCGCAAAAGCAACGGAAAAATCAACGACACGCCTTTATGCCACAAATGCAAGTTGCCCATGTCTCACGTAGACCCACAATATTGGATGTGTTCTGGATGTGAGGCCATATTTGCCCACACAGAGATTCAGGCTGCGAAACGAAAAATCCAACAGTCATGAAGTTGGTCGAGCGCCATTCACGTCAAACTTCTCAACTTCCTTATTGACCGCATTTAAAGCCTTGTTTACATTGTAATAGGCCACAGACCCGCCTGTATAATAGCCAGCTATGAAAATCACGATGGAAGCGAGTATAAAGGTGATAATAGTCATGTTAATTCCTCATTTCTGGTTAAAGTGAAACCTAGGCGCAAGCCAGACTCTTGACATTCCAGCCCGCCCGTGCCATACTGCTCTCACGGTGCCCAAAAACACCCGTGAGCGGTCGCACACCCGCTGTTTGTGCTATTTTTATGCCTTTTTTCTGCCGATAAGTCTTTTGCCGGGTGTGGGCTAATACAATACCTTCGGGGAATACGTCCGCGGCTCTCACGGCTGTTTTTGGCACCCGGCTCTCATTTGGGAGAGTCAAACAAAAATAACCGTGAGGTGCTCCATGTCCAACACAGCCCAAGCCGCCGTTTTCAACTCCGCTGAAACCGAAACCCCCACTTTGACTCTCATCAACAATCAACCTCGTGCTTCGTCTGTTGACGTGGCCGCCCATTTCGGCAAAAGCCATAAAAATGTGTTGAGTCAAATACGCAATATTCTGAAGGCTTGCCCCGAAGAATGGGGTCGGCTTAATTTTCAGCTTATTAGCAATATCACTGACTTGGGCCATGCAACCCGCAAAGACCCCGCTTACTCCATGACCCGCGATGGATTCACCCTCCTGGCTATGGGCTTCACCGGCTCCAAGGCCCTCCAGTTCAAGCTGGCCTGGCTCGAAGCCTTCAGCCGCATGGAGGCCGAACTGGCCGGCCGGTCCAGGGACGGCAACTTCACCCTCACCAGCGGCCCTTCCGCTCCCCCCGCCCTGGATGGTCCCTCCGACATCCAGACCCGCCGCCCGCTCAACAAGCTCATTGCCGCCTGGATTAACCAGGCCCCTGTCGGCTACCGGGACGCTTGGCACCAGGTCAAGGCCCACTTCCAAGTCGAAAAGGCCGAGCACCTGACCCTTGCCCAAGTCAAGGAAGCCTGCGTCTGGGTCCAGGAGCGCATTGACAGACTTGGCCCCGCTCATCGGCTCCCGGTTCTGCCGGGGCACGACCCCGCCATCGTGGAAGAATTGAAGGAGTTGAAACCAGCCACAACCACCGGACCCGGATTGTGGGTCTGGGCTTCCCGCTACAGCGACTTGAAATATAAGGGCCTGGCCAAGGCCATTAGCAAGGCCAAGGACGAAACCGCCAGGATTACCGGGAAAAAGCGCGAAGATCAGCGGCACTCGGCCCATGCCAAGCTGCTTCATTTCCTGTGTGAGTTCGAGGAAATGGCCCGTTCCTTCCCTGAAATCCTCAAATGGCTGATGGAGATGGATCTGATTTTGGCGGAAAAAGAGCTGCGCTTGGCCAAGATTGCCCAAGCAATGAAGCCCGATATACCTGACGAGGCGGCCTGACTGCCAGGGGGCGGTCTTCGGGCCGCCCTTTAAACGGGCCATGATGTTACTTTTTCCGCTCATTGTCCGGGCCGTCGCCCTCCAGTATGCCGCCCTTGGGCAGGCTGACTAAGTGCTGTCTGACAATCATTTCACCCTTGTCTTTTTCGTCAATCGTCTTGTCCTTGATTATCTCCTGGGTCCGCTGGCGCATGAGGCCGTTGATTGTGCAATTCTCCGGCAGTTCCGCCATCAAGGCCAGAAAAGCCCACCAATGGAGGTCAGCCTTGAACAGGTCGATATTGAAAGCGGACATGAACGCGCTCCAAATGGCGGTCGCGTCCCAGAAAAAATTAAGCGCCTTTTTTTTGTTCCCTTGCCCTTCAATGATTTTTTCATAGAGACTTTTTTGTTTCGCCAGTTTGGGTTTGTCAAAAATCCAGCTTCTGTTATTCGCGTCCGCGCCGTGGAACCAGACGATCCCTTCCATCAGCTTGGCCAGCGGAAAATTGTAGTCCATCTCCTCAACGCACAATTCAAGAGCCAAATCCAGCCGCTCACGGTCAGAAATCTTCTTGGCGTCCGCCTGGATTAACTGGTCGAACCGAAGCCAAACCCGGAACGATGTTTTCAGCTTGGCTTTCAGCCCGTCATAATCCAGGGTTGCGGGGAAGTTTCCACCCTCAAAGTAGCGATACTCAAAAGGGCGGAAGCTCTCCCCATTGGCCCATTTCATTGTATCGTCGGCTCCGCGAGCTCTGTGACATTGGCGAATGAAACGGTCAGCAGCTCAACCCGCCTCTTGCCAATCGCGGCGCCGATCTCCAGAGCCAACTTGCAGACCTGAATCTCATTGGTATGCGAAACTCCCTCAAAGATTCGGCCGGCCGAGCCTTCGCCAAACAGGCCGTCAATGGCCTGACTTACTGACTTAAAGAAGTTTTCCTCCTTCACGGATTCAAGCAGGGCCTTGGCTTTTTCAGCGACTGCAACCTCCCCAATGTCAATGAAGAAATCGTTCCCATTGATTTTGAAGTGCTGCTTGGTGTTTACAAAGTTGTATTCCATCGGTTAGTCTCCCTTTTTGTCTGTTTAGGCGGTTTCTTCCGCCGTCAGGTCAAGAGTCAGGCCAACGTCAAAGACGGTAGAAGCGTTGACCCGCATGGTGGTCAGTTGGCCGGCCATCGTTACGTTCGAGCAATGGTTTATGAGGATTTGCAGGACGATGGGCACGTCAAACGTATAGGTCAGCGTGTCGGCTGCCGGCTCAAGACCCTTGGCTACACCGACCAAATCATCCGAAATGGCCGGAGCGTCAAACGCGGAAACCCAGGCCGCTTCCATCAGGCTCAGTTCACCTTGAACCGCTGTATCAGTAGTAAGGTCATGCAATGCAGCCGGAATTGCGCCATTCGCAATAGCGCCCAAGAAGTCAAAGTCTTTTCCAAGAATCGAATCAAGGGCCAGCAGGACGTTGGGGTTGGTATGGAACACGCCCCAGTCCTCCGGCTGACTGTCAGCGGTGAGGGTAGTCGTGGGGTCGTCATAGAAAGTGGCCAGCGGCCGGAACCAGCCCTCAGTGGGAGTTCCCGAACCATTGAGGGTGCCGCTTATCATGACGCTGTCCGTGCCCCCGCCCCCGCCGCCGCTCTCCGGCGAATATGACGCTGTTTGACGGAAGGCCCGAAAGATGCCCGCGCCCTCATCCGGGTCGCTGGGATCATCTTTTTCCGCCATCAATTCCTCGAAGAAGTTGACGGTCAGCATGATGACTTTGGCCTCGGGGCCTTTGGCCCGCCGCTCCGCCATGTCAGCGAACATGTCATTGGAATAGTCGCCTACGAAACGCTCACCGGATATGCCCCAGGATTCCTGAAAGCCGATGGTGGTGCTGGACGACTTGCCGTTGATGTAAGTGCTCTGTACGGTCTGCGGGTTCAGAGCCTCATCACCCGTCTCAAAACCGTCACCTATGCGATGAAAGATTTGCATGCCCAGGGTTTCGTCCGGGATTTGGGCGGCCCGGACAACGTAAAACCCCCGCTCCTTGCGGTCTTGCGAACCGAGCCGCTTCAAGAGTTCACTCATTGTCTTTTCCTTTCTTTTGTGGGTTAGCGCGGCTTTAAGTCCGCTGACTATATTCCAAAACAAAATCGCCTAGGTAGACGAGATTATTCTCAGGCCGTTCGATAAAGGCAGCCCAGGTGACCTGCCTCAGCCTCGTCACATTAATTCCCCGGCCGAGGTCCAGGTTTCGCCACACTGGCCGCCTCGTTTTGGGGTCCAGACTGGCCAGCCAGTAGCCGATTGAGTCTATGGCGTCCATCATGGCGGACTTGGCCGCATCGTCATCCGTTAAAGCCGCCTGGTAGGAGATGGCAAAGGGCTGCCTGATTGTCTCGCGTCCGTTGATGTTGGTTCTGGCAACTTGGCCGTGATTGAAATGAATCGACATTGAGCGACCTTCCAGCCGGAGCCCGTCAATCGAGAACGCGGCTCCCTCCACGGGCAGGCCCGGGCAGGTCTTTAAGAACTCCCAAAGCCACTTGCCGATATGTTTTGGCTGGGCAAAGCTCACAGGTCAATTCCTAATGATTCTGCTGTAGGAACATCGGGAACCTGATACATGGTTAATATTGAATAGGCCCGGCAAGCGTCATGTTCCATCATGCAACCCCGAGCCCTATCCCAACCATTCATGAAATAGACAGCATCAGCTTTTTCAGTTATGAGTTGCAAGGCTTTGCCAAGACACCAAAGGCCCTGCCTGTCACCACGCACTGATGCCGGTAGCCGATCTATTGACGGCATATCTGAGAAAACAGAATCAACAATTTCATGGCCCTCACCTGTTAGTAGTTCCACAACCTCTTGCCGATTGGCCCTTATCTCATCTTCCGTCAAGCCCTTCATGGGCTGTGAAATAAAAATCTTCATCTGTTATCTCCCTTTTAATATTTTTTCTACCAGCTCAATCCACTTTGGAAGCCAGAGGGCCTTGCCCCTCTCAACCCATTTGGGGCCGGCCATCTCATGAAAGGCCCTGTTAAAACTGCCGCCAACCCTGTAGTAAACCGCACGGGCATAGGGGGTATCGTAAACAATGGTCCCGACTTGAGCGCCGGACCTGAAAACGGAACTGGCCAACATACCGGTCCTGAACGGAACAAGAGGGTTGACGTCTTTTATGATGGCGGAATCAAGCGCGGCATGGGCTATCGGCTTACGCCGCTTGAAGCGCCCGCCGGGTGCGCCGTTCCACATAAACTTGGTACTGAAGCTAATCAAGACTTATTTCCCAACTGTGGATTGAGCCGTCCTCATCAGCCAGGGGTTCAATTACAGATATGCTCCGCAAATCATGACGCTCCGAAAAGGATTGCCAATCATCGTTGGCGGGGTCGAACTCAGGCACAATGGTTATTTCCTGGCCATCGTCGGGAATCGCCATCATGTCTTTTTGGTTCAGAGTCCATTGGTTATTTTTCATGCCCAGTTCCGACCGCAGCCAGTTCTGCAGCGGAATATACATCTTGCGGATTTTGATTGACCCTTCGCCTATACGGTAGCCTTGAGTGGTTCGCCTGTCAGCCCAAACGGTGGCTCTATGTAATTTTGTTGTGCCCCGGTTGC